TGGGTGGGTTCGATTGAGTGGATTTGAATACCACTTTCAATCAGAGGAACCCACCCACTTACACCAGCCTTTGCTGGATAGAGTTCCTTGCCAAGGTGAGTTGGTCCGTGTATGACTATCGGTTGGCTCATGCGGGTCATGCCGATCTTGTCCACGACCCGCTCAAGGAAACGATAAGTCAGTTCCATGTCATCTGCCGCACCAGGCTTGCAGTTGTACATGTCGAGGTAGTATGAGTATCCAAATGCCATTTATTCGCGCTCCACCATGTAGATGTGTTCTTCGTCAATAACGTCGTATTCACCATACTGCTTTCCCTTGCACTTGGTGATGTCCCACAATGCACGATCACCTGGCTTGATGTCTTCCTTGACACCTTCGCCAACGCCAATCACCTTTGACCATACGAGTTTGGTAGTCACCTTCTCGTTGTAGATGATTCCTGCCTCAGTGGTCTTTTGCCCACCGAAGTCGCGCTGAAGCATGACGTTCTTGCCAACTGGTCTGAAGTTCTTCAAGAGAGTTCCCTCGTAGTGCAGTACTGAAGCGAGTCGCCATATTGAGCCTTTATCCTCTGATCCTGCCGATAGGCAGAGAGCAGGACGATGTAGTTGATCACATCAACCATCGTGTCCTCAAAGGACTCGTCTTTTACATAAGTGTTTCCCGATTCGATGATCGATGACAGGCGGCTCATCTTGTCGGTGAGACGAACCATGAATCCCTGTTCAGTCGAACAGATTCCCATTGCCTCCACGCGAGTGAAGTTTGCAAATGGCTCTTTGCCGTCGTTTCCAGCATAGTCTCGGTTCTTCTTGTCCATGAGGTCACGCGCTTGCTTGCAGAGAACCTCATGATGCTTCAGTAGTTCTTCTCGGGTCATTTGTTTCTCCATTATGATCAGTTCACGCCTGTGCTTCCAAACCCACCATTCCTATCGGTCTTCAACGATGGCTTTACCAAGGTTTCGAAGATCGTGTAGTCGATGTCTCGTACCAACTCTGCCTGTGCTATTCTCATGCCATGAGTGATCGTCTGCCGTTGCAGAGAATCGTTCTTCAGCATGATGAAGCACTCCTCGACATAGTCGGAATCAACTATACCCTCTGCGTTCTGAGTTACAAGCCCATTCTTGAAAGAAAGTCCAGATCGCGGATGGATTCTTATTGAGTAACCTGGTGGAATGTCGAATATCAATCCCGTGGGAACCAATACACGAAACTCAATGGGTATCTCAAAACTATCGACATTGCAGTAGAGATCAATGGGTTCATTCATCATCGAATAACCCTTGATCTTGCTGACACCCTTCAGACAGGCACAGAGGTCGAAGCAAGCAGACTGATCCGTGGCAAACCGAGGCATGGATGCCTCTGGATTCATTCTAAAGATATTCAAGTTCATGTTGTCCTCAGCGGCTCTTTGCCTTGCGATCCTTCTTGCGATTCAGAAGTTTCTTCAGACGATCCCTGCGATCATCCTCATCCTTCTGGTTGTTCAGCGTAGAAGCAACTAAATCAATCTTGGGTGTTTGGGGCTTTGAGTTCTCCATATCCCGCATGGCAGAAACCATGTGACCCATCTCCTGCAGCTTCTGCTGATAGAGAGCAAGATTCTGCTGCATCCTCGGCTTCTCCTGTTCGGGGAATGATGGATTTTCCAACAGGGATGTGCAAGCAGCGATGCCATCGTCAAACTTGTGGAGATAGAATGCCGTCGATGCAATCTCATCGTCAATCTGCCACTTGTAGACATCCTCATCTATGAAGAGAATGTCGAACTTGGGATATGGCATTGTCTTTGCCATAGTTGCATAAAGATATGCAAGTCTTGGCTGATTGATCATGCGATACAACTTCGATACCTGATACAAGGGTTCTGCACGGATCGGACGATAGTTCCATGCCATGAGGAACCTCTCCTTGATCTCACCGAATGGCTTGTTGGTGATTGCCGCGATCATGGCAATGCGGTACAGGGAGTAGAATATCTCTTCCTCCCATCCACCCATGTCAACACGCTTCTGATATGCCTCCGCTGACTTCTCCCACTGCTGCGAGTCGAAGTACGATTGAGCAAGATAGAACTGATGGCGGGTGTTGGTCGGATCTTCCTTCATTGCCTCCTCAAGAACCACAGCATCGCGGCTGTACTTCTCAATCGGAGTAATGCCGACATTCCTTGCTCCACCCATCGTTCTCGCGCAGATGTTGTAGTTGCCCTCAAGTTTTACAACGCGAGGATTCTGCTTCTCGCAAGCAGCATATTCGTGCAGGACACCCTTGTATTCCCACTTGGAATCCAACTTGAACACCTGATTGCGCCACCAAAAGAAGGATCCTCGCTTGATACGAAGGGCATAACTATCAACTTCCGTGGTGGGGGGAAGAATCAGTTCACCCTCAAGATAATCGTCTGCATCAATGACCCAGGCATAGTCTGCCTTGCCCTCTGCTGCCTTGAATGCAAGTGTGCGATTGTGACCGAAGTTCTTCCACTCATGGTCATGGATCTCACCAGGAATGCCCTTCTCCTTGAAGAAGTCGGTGATGATTTGCTTGGTATTGTCGGTGGAACCCGTGTCGCAGATGACCCAGTAGTCGATGTACTTGTAGACCGAGTTCAGACATTCATGAATGATGTGCGACTCGTTCTTCACGATCATGCATAGTGTAACAGTTGGACGCATAATGTATATTCCTTTTGGGTCAGGGCTTCTTCTTACCTATATGGTATTTAGGTACGAGTTCCCAGTTCTGCTTGTCTTTGTGTGGGATTATTTTCATCTGAGCAAGCGAGACTATGGGTTCACTTGCTTTCTTCGAATCAACTATCTCCACAAGACCCCATTCCTCAAGGAGATTGGCTATGGTGTTTCTCCTGCCGATGTCCGTGTCGTCTATGTCGGTAGGCAGTCCATCCAAGGCAAATAGTTCCTTAAAGTGGACAATATAGAACTTACCACGCTTGTGAAGTATATGACAACTCTGATAAAGTTTGTTTTCCTTCTTGGAGGAGACACCTATTCGGGTAAGGGTTTCCCGTACCTTTAGGAAGTCGTCCTCTGCCTTCAGCCTGATCTCAAGGAGATCCTCGACTCCGAGACTTAATATTCTTTTTTCCATAGTATCCTCGCCAATCAATCATCATAGTTTGATGTACTTGATTATTTAGCATTTTGGATACCCCCAATAGATTCTTCACTTGCCTTGATCACCTTGGCAATGGTCTTAGCCCCAAGGACATCACGGATCTCCTCTGCCTTCTTGGCAGAGCAACCGAAAATATCACAGATAGTCTGCACAAGTTCAGCATCTTCCTTCTTTGCCCACTTGGAGTATCTTTTCCGTGGGCGGATGGAGTGGAGCATGTACTCGTACTGCATCTGCTTGTCCAAGAACCCGACGCGGTTCATGGCATTTGCTTGCATGATCGTGTCGGGAAACTGAGACAGACCCTTGTTCATGAGATAGGGGGCATACTCGGATGCCCCCCTTCCCTCATCACGGATTAGATTGACCTTGGTCTGGTTGATGCTGTTCATGAAATCGAATGGATTGCTGCTCATTTCTTGAACTCGCATGAAACCATCAGTTCGCTCAGACAAGCCATAGTGTTGATTTCCTGATCTGCCACGAATGCTGCCTTGTACTGATAGTCAGCAAGCGTGAGGATTGCCTGTGGAATGGACTGAGGCTCAAGGATCTCGTACAGCCCATCATAGATGGTGCGGAACAACCCGACATGATCGTTGTCGATGTTCGTAGCCACCCACTTGCGGATAGAACCGAACTCCTTCTTCTTCATGAAGCCGATGAGATCCTGAACCTTGTCGCTTGCAGTCGTGCCAAGAATGCCGACATCGATCTTTCCACCCAAGGAATACTTCTGCAAGTCATTGATCAACTTGCGGAAGTCGGGAAACCTACGCATGACAAGTTCAGCAATGACCTTCTCATCATACTCAATCTCCTCGGAGTCAAGGATGGCACAGATCCTCTTGTGCATCTGCTTTGCCATCTTTGGCTTCTCAGCCGATGGGATGCGGAAATCGATCACCGTGCATCGGGAATGCAGCGGCTGAATGATCCGATTCTTGTAGTTGCAAGTGAGGATGAAGCGGCAGTTCTTTGAGAACTCCTCCATGAAGCCACGAAGTGCTGGCTGCATGGATTGGGGATTGGAGTAGTCAAACTCGTCAAGGATGACCACCTTGGTGCCACCCGTGAAGGAGACTGAACTTGCAAACTCACGGATGCGAGTCCGCAGGGTGTCGATGTTGCCATCCTCTGAGCAGTTGATGATGATCCAATCGGAACCCATCTCCTCGCAGAGTGCCTTGGCAATGGTTGTCTTTCCTACACCGGGTCCACCCGCAAGGAGCATGTTCTGAATCTGCCCCTTATCAACGGACTCGTTGAATGTCTTCAATAGATCCTGCGGAAGAACGCAGTCTGCGATCCTGCGCGGACGATACTTCTCTGACCACAGATATTCATCTGTAGCAAGCATTGTTCACTCCTTACTTTGAGTCTGAACGGAGAGCAATCCAATAGGTAACGCCATTCTTGTTTCCAACGAACTTGGCAACGGCAGTTCCGCCGATCTCAACCGAATAGTCATCGGAGAGCATCTTCATCAGTTCGATGTCGATGTAGACCGAAAGATTCGGCTCTGCCTTCTTTGCCTTGATTGGAACCTTGTAGGTATTCGATGTGCTGTTCAAGCCGATCTTGCGGTCGAATGCAATGATCTCAATCCCACCCGTGGTAGCATTGCCACGGATGCAGATGGTGTCAAGTTGCAGGATCGATGCTGCCTTCTGGACCTCTGCGATCTCGGATGCTGACAGATCGAACTCTGCCGTCAGATCAGGCATCTTGATCGTCTTGTTTGCCTTCTCGACCAACTTCTCGTCGGCATAGAAGTACTGAACCGCACCACCCTTCTGCGAGTTCACAACGACATACTTGTCATCGAACTCGTAGTCGGGTTCGTTGAACAGGCTTGTAGTGGCAATGAACTTGCCAAGATCGAAGATTGCGAAAGGCTTGGGAAACGATTCATCCACCTTGACCTCTGCCATGATGTTCTTGGCAGGGGACACCGTGCGGATCATGTTTCCCTTGTCCACATAGATGGACGAGCGGATTCCCGAAAAGTTCTTCAGAATGTCAAATGTCTTCTTGCTGATCTTCATTGTTCATCCTCAAAAGTATCCATGATGTCATCGACCTCAACGTCCTCACCGTTGTTTACCATGTCCTTGAGATCCTTCAGGTGATGCTTGCGATCATGCCTCTGACCTCTGCGTTCGTGCTTTCGCCCACGCGATGAAGCATGTGTGCGGTCGAGGGGATCGAAATCGTTGTCACTCCACTTCCTGCTCACCTGAGTTCTCCTTGTTCTTCAGTAGTTCAGATAGGTACTCTACACCGAATGTCTCCTCAATCAACTTCTTTCTCATATCATTCTCCGAAATCGTTAGTGGAACATAGTTGCTGAAACCAGGCATCTGCTTCGGGCAAAAGATCCTTGGATAGTCCAACTTTGAATAGTGGCTCTCAGAAAGATTCTTTAGTTGGGTGTGGCTGAAGTCCCCACAGGCACACCTTTCGCAGACGAACGATCCAGGAAACTTCCTGCTGTCTCCCCTGCCATCGCAGGGCGGGATGTTCAAGTCCTCGGAACCATGACAGGATATCTCGCGAATATCCTTCACTTCCTCCGACACCTTTGCGTTGCTGAATCCACGGGAAAGATGAGCATCGGCAAACTGCCATGCCTTTGTGAACTTGTTCCTCAGATATTTGTGTGTCATTGTATCCTGCTGAAGTTGTTCTTCTTCTTGAAGACCAATACATCCTGAAACTTATCCATCAACTGATCGCTCTTGTGCGATATGACGAATATGTTGCATCTTTCGCCCATGCTCTTGAGCAACTTCATGAACTCGTCCATTCCCGTTCCGTCTAGGCTTGAATCAAATACCTCGTCAAGCACAAGAAGATTGCAGTTGGTGCTGTTCTTCAACCGTGCGATCTCGCGCCAAGCAAGAAGAAGAGACAGGTCGATACGCATCTTCTCTCCCTCACTGAACGATGCATAGGTGAACTCGTCGCGGTGGCGGGACTTGATCGTCTCATCGAAGTTGTCGTCAAGGTTGAACTGCACGAAGAAATCCATGCAAGCAAGATAGTGGTTGATCATCTTGTTCATGATGGGCAAGTAATGCCTGATGATCTTGGTCTTGATGCCCGTGTCCTTCAGGATGTTCTGTGCCGATGACAACAACTTCTGCTCATGCAGACGATCATCAAGATTCTTTCTTGCTGAAGCAACCTTGTCCTCAAGTTCCTCAAGGGCAGTCTGCTCATCGTCAAGAGTCTGCTGCGACTTGCG